GACGCGGTTTGTAAATCTATGACGGCTGCCTCTGCTTCTGCTACTCTTTGCAAATCCTCCTCAAGGCTTTCACCTAAAGCAACTTGTTCCCTTGCTATTCTAGCCCTCTCTTCAGCAAGTCGAAGCTGCTCCGCGACCGTCTCTCTCTCAAGGTCAACGGCTTTTTGTAATGCTTTCAAACGAGCTTCAGCGGACAAAGTTTCATCCTCTGCTAATAGCCTCGCTTCTGCAATCTGTTTGTTCGTTTCCGCTCTTACTTTTATGAAGTCGCGCTCTTGATCCTTCAACGCGTTCATTGCCCGCTCTAGGTCAATGGCTGCTTTTGTCTCCTTGACTATCTCTTCCGTTATACCCTCAAAGCTTCCTTGTACATCTTCTAAAGCTCCGGAGAAATCACCGCTAAAAAACTTAACTAAAGCCCCACCGATTTTTGAAATTCTATCTTTTACAACATCGAACGCAGTACCTAGGGCAGCGGTTGCCACCTTGAGTTGTTCCGCTCCTTTTTTAGTGCTTGTAAAAAACGACACAAGACTCCCAAGAGCGACAAGAATTAAGCCTATGCCCGTCGCAGCTAGAGCAACCTTGAAGGATTTAAGACCTAGAACGCCCGTCTTTACTCCGCTCGTAAAGTTTTTAAAGCCCGTAACCGCTCCGCCCGTCATCTTATCGAGCTGACCCGTTAAGCCTGAAACCGCTGAATCTGTGTTTTCAACTTGTTCCCCTACTTGTTCAATCCCCTTCGTTACCTCAGTCGTATCGGCTGAGACTTTTAATATCATATTTTGCTGAGTAGCCATTGCAATATTTTAAAAACAAAAAAGAAATAAGCGAATAAAAACAGAGCCGTGAGCATATAGTCCAAAGGTTTAACCCATCGAGGAAGCTTTTTCTTCTCCCCTTTGGCTTGTAGTAATTGGATAGCCTCACTTATATAACGATGATTGTCTAAATTCCTCATTGTTCGAAAGGTTGGTAGCAACTAGCTGTGTCGTTATCGTACTGGTATCCGTAGCGTTCGCAGCATTCGCGACTCACTTGGGTAACGGTTGCCCCGCTCGTGTTTTGAAATTGTATTTTTCCGTTGGATTTGTCTATGCCCGTCGGTAAAAAAGAGCAGTCTCGAATGTCTCCTAAGACCTTCAGCAGCTCAACCTTTGCCATACCTTCGCCCGTAGCGTCATAAGAGACCGAGAGAACCCTCCAGTACGTGTCCTTTATATAAACCTTATCCGCAAATTCAAAGCTCGCTAATTCGGAGCGTGTAAGCCTAAAAAATGCGGTTAGCTTTCTAGCATCGGAAGAATACAATTCATTGACAAAGGGTCTCCAATATTTATAATATAACGTTTCGAGCGGGTTGGCTTTTATAATGTGGAAAGGACGTTCTGCCCCATATCCTAAGTCTTCATCTGTTACCGTCGCTTCTAGGTCGGAGTATTGAGAAAATACGGGATATTGCGCGTCCGTCGTTGTTCCGCTTGAGTCGTTTTGATAGTATATCGTTCCGTTTTCTTTGCCGTTCCAAAAAGCTAAACGCGGAAGCGGTTCCTTTATAGTTTTATCGGCTTGATCGGTATCTACAAGCATCCGATGAACTGCGAATTGAGTGCCCGGTATATATGAAACGACATGGGGAGCAAAAGGAGATTTTATAGCTTTATTCCCCGAAGCGAAATCGTTAACGGGGTCATTAACTCGATACCTACTATAAACTCTTGAAGCATTTTTGAACACTAAAGCGTTGACAAGATCCTTCCCGTTTGAATGCGTCCAATCGTATTGCCTCGCTTGGAGGTCGGTTGTCGGTGTTATGCTTATGTCTTTGGTTAAGTCTATTTTATTTGTCCAATCCTTCTTCGTTCCGCTTGCCATATAGTCATTGAACGGCTCTATGTATAAATGTTTTCCGTTGTTTCTATCCGGAATGAATACAAGATTGAACATTTTTTGAAGCCCTGAGATGAAATCAATTTGCTTCATTTTTGGCATATTCTCCGCGACATCGACCGTCTGCCCGCTTGTTGGTGCGCTCACGGCTACCACCTCCCACCAAGTTTGATTCGGTGAAAAAGTGCCGTCTCCGTCAAGGTCTAGCGTATGTCCGGAGCTTGAATGTTTATACTGAAGATTGATAGTCTCACCGACATCCAAGAGAAAGGGTTCGCTCGTGAAGTTGTGAGTCGTATCGTCGAAAATAACTCCGGGAGTAGTCGGTACAAATTCCCAAAGGGTATTCGTTCCGTTGTCTTTAGAAAGCCGGAATGATATACTTTGTGTGGAGTGACTTATTCGCCCGAAAAGATTAACGCGGAAGGTGTAGTACGCTTGTAGCGGTGCGGTATATGTTGAGCCGGAGAAATTAGAACCCGTGTCATAAAAAGGGCTTGACTCACTCAATCCCGTAAGGCTTGTGTAAGTATGTGCGCTCAGTCCGGTTTGGTCTGTGGCATATCCGACGAGCATAGTCTGCCCCGAAGGGTTTTCATTCCCTTTGATTGCGAGATTGCCATTGTATAGAGTGAGATATAAATCGTCAAGGTTCGAACCAAAGAAAGTCGATGTATATGTATATCCGGCAGCCGTGAGGATTGTATCTAAAAGCTTTGAAGCCCTAAAGTAAGGGGTGAAGTCTCCATGTTGTAGAGGTGCGGTACTTGTCCAAATATTAACGTCTATCGGGTACATTATTTGTTTCCAGTTCTGCCCTTTATCGGGAAGCCCGTAGCGGATAGCACCGCTTGAAAGCGTCCCCGCCCAACTCGCCTCGATATTGGCTGCGCTTAAAGTATGGTCAAAGCTTGAGAGGTCGAGGTCGGTAAGCATCCCATCCCCAATATCTCGTGAGAGGTTAGCCGTCTCACCAAAAACCGCTAGCTCTACATCTGCATACTTACCCTTCTGAACATACACTCCCTTCACTTGGGCAAAGCCCCGCATCACCGGAATAGTGTTGTATGTCAGTTCTGCGGATACCTTTACTTTTGGATCCCATGTCGTGACAAGCCCGAACTCGTTCACCGCTCCAAAATAGCCCTGATTTTTTTTGGTCAGCGGTACGCGGAAAGTCTGCGAAAAGCTAGAAGCCGAAGAGTTAATATTTTGAATGTCGCTAAACTGATAACTGATATTTACGGGTTCGTTCTTATAGAGTTCGATATCCGTCCCGTTTAGGTTCAATCTTAACATTTTAAAGGTTGGGCTAGTTCTACATCAAACGAAGTGACAAAGACCTTTGAAATCGTATCCTCTTCGATTTGCAAAGAGTTGGTTCTAAGCGTAACCGGAAGCCATGCCCCGTCGATTTTAAACATGACATTCTTTGACCTCATACAATACTGGAGAAGCGTTACTTCTTCAATAGTTAGTATCCCATTGAGCGTATACGCTTCTTTTGCGTCTACTTGGTAGGGCGTCGTTACGCGGTCGAAGGATTGGAAAGAGAAAGCGTTCGCGTCATAGTCCCCTATGATTTTATCATAGCTCTTTTCTTCACGCGTTAGGGTCTTCTGTTTCTTTCCGTTAAATCGCAGATAATCCCAACCGCCCTTAGTATTTGCCCACCCGATTTGAACGCTTCCATTTTTAGCGGAAATACATCGGTTATTCACTCTTATTTCGTTACCCTTTTGAATCGCTGCGCCTGTAGCTTGAGGGGTAACAATATAGTAGTCCCAAGTGGGGTTATTAGTTAGCAAGCTGGAATGTCCGTCTATGTTTGCCGGGTAGATTCCGAAATAAACGAGGAAGCCATTTGTCGGACTGCTTGCCGTTGGCAGTTGTGCGCCATTGGTTGAGTTTACCTCTATCGTTGCACCACTCAAAACAACATCATCCGCATCGTAAATAACTAACACAAATTTACCGACATCGCTAATAGTGCTCCGATTTAAGAAGGCAACAACGCCTTCGTCCTCGCTTGCTGCGTCGATTGTAATAACGTCCGAAACGGGTTGCCTATCGGTAAGCCAAAAGGGCTTGGTTGAAGCCGTTCCATAGAAATCTGTGAAGGAAGGATTTAGCCCCTCAGAGGTTTGAAAGTGTCCGTCTATGAGTTGGATTGTTTCCGTGTCATCGTTGAGGGTTTCCGTTGTTCCGTCCCACTCTCCCGCGCCGACTACAAACTTCCGTATGTTGCCGTTGCTTCGGGTCATATAATTGGCTTTATACGCGTGTATTGCGGTAGTCCCTTGATATGACCTATCATCGACTTCACATAAGCCTCTCACAACCTCCGAAAGATTAAAATAAGCGTAGTCCTGAGTGTTAGCAGTTAGGTAGAATTTACCTAGCAAATTCGCGACGGATACGCTGCCATCATATACCGCTAAAACAAAGCGGAAAGAGTCGGTAATTGTGACGCTTGATTCCACTTGGTAAATGAGATGTTGATCGGCAGCCGTGAATGAATCTGTCGGTTGCGCTATAATGCTTGCAGCCATTAGTTTTTGATTGTTATGTTTCCAAGTTTGGCGTTTAAAAGTCCCGCGAAATCATCCGCTACGGCTTGCCCTAGTTTTTTGGTGTATCGCTTCGAAACCGCTGCATAAGCTTTCTCATAGAATCGAAGCCCTACGATACCCCTCCTTTTTACGGATCGTGCCATAAGGTAGGCAGCCGATTGAATATTGCTCGCGCTCTGTTTCTTGAAGCGTCCTTTTTCGTCCCTGAGTCGGATACCTTTTTGCTTTATCCATTTTACAAATACCGAGGAGGGCGGTTGTTTGCGAAAGGTGAACGGAGACTTTTGATTCTTTTGGGTTCCGTTTACTCCGAAGTGAATGAAAGGAGCGTATTTCTGAGCCTTGCCTTTTGCCCCGAAAGTAACCTCTTTAATATCGTTCCCTCGGACTCGTATACGATACGAAAGAGACCGCTTTAGTTGACCCGAAGCGACTCCGTAGTTTTTATTCTTGCCTATCCTACGCCCTCCGAGATGCCTCTTTGCGCTCTTGAGTATATCGTTCGAGAACTCAATAAGGAGCTTGTTAAATTCGCTCATATCCCCGGCTCTTCAGGAAACCA